TCAATATGTTCAGGTAAAATTTGAAAGCGATTGCAACCAAATGTTTTATCCCGATGATGAAGTAAAAAGAGATGCATTAAATAAAATATATCATCAAGCAGACTGCTTTTATGAGGATTATAAAAACAGACTTGAATTGTTAGCTAACGAAAAAATTATTGGCTCAGAAGTTTATGATATCGCCTCGGCTGTTGATTCACTTTTTATAAACAAATTAACAGGTGGACTTGTATTAGTTGATTACAAAACCAATAGCGACATTCACAAAAATGAAAAATATGCGAAACCAATGAAAGCACCTTTATCACACTTGAAAGACACGACACTTTCACACTATTTCATCCAGGTATCTATTTATAAATACTTGATAGAGAAATACACGGATTTAGAAGTCGATGAGTGGTTTATAGTGTGGTTTAGCGAAAACAACGAAGAATATCAGGTAATAGATGTGCCTTATTTGAAAGAAGAAGTTGAAAAAATATTAGAGTGGAGGAAATGGGAATAGAAATTTGGAAAGATATTAAAGGTTTTGAAGGATTATATCAAATTAGTAACTATGGCAGAGTTAAAAGATTATCCAAAAAAGTTTTTAACAAAGGACTTGTTCACGGTAAAGAATATTTTATTTCAAAAGAAATAATTTTAAAAAATGCCACTATTTCAAAAGGATATCAAGGTGTTACATTAACTAAAAATAAAAAAAGATATTCTAAAAAAGTTCATAGATTAGTAGCAGAAGCATTTATACCAAATCCTGAAAACAAATCACAAATTAATCATATTGATTGTAATAAAAAAAATAATTGTGTTGATAATTTGGAATGGAATACTCAAAGTGAAAATTTAAAACACGCTTTTAAAAATGGGTTAACAGTTAATGGATTAAAAAAGGCGAATTATGCTAGATGGCATAAAAAGGAGGAATTATGAAAGAGGAAAAGAAAAACATTTATATAAAAATACAAAATGTTAAAGAAAAGCTATTAAAAGAAAATATAAAAAAGAGCGGTAAGAATAAATTTGCGGGTTATACTTATTATGAACTTGCTGATTTTATACCTTTTATAATTAAATTTTGCAACGAAGAATTATTGTTCACATCAATTAGCTTTGATAATGAAATGGCAAAATTGACAATAGTTAATGTGGAAAATACTGAAGAAAAAGTTGAATATACTAGTCCAATGAGAAATTTAGAATTAAAAGGTTGCAACGAAATCCAAGGGCTTGGAGGTGTTGAAACATATTCGCGTAGATATTTATATATGTGTGCATTTGACATAATTGAGAATGATATGTTTGACGCAGTTATTTCAGAAAAAAAAGAAAATAATAAACTCGAAGAATTAAAATCAAAAATAAAATCATATCCAAATGCAATTGAAGTGGTTGGACGTTATGGCAAAAAATTAAGTGATTGCGCTGAAGATGAATTGAGGGAAATTGTTAAGATATTAGAAGGAGAAAAAAATGAATAAAATTATATTAACAGGAAACATTTGCAGAGATATAGAGGTAAAATATTATAACGACAAAAAATACACAAAGAATACCATCGCCGTAAAACGTGATTACAAAAACAAAGAAGGCAACTACGACAGCGATTTCTTCCCGTTCACTGTGTGGGGAATACAAAGTGAATTTATGGAAAAATATGCAAAGAAAGGCGACAAGATTATTATTTGTGGCAAGATGCTAAATAATAATTACGAAAAGGATGGACAAACAGTTTATTCAAACGACATCCAAGTTGAAAGCATTGAATTGCTAAAACCAAAGCCACAAGAGGCAGAAGATGAGCTTCCGTTTGACAATAGCGTAGTAGAAATTGACAACAAAAAAAGTGAAGGAAGTTTATTAGATTAAGAACTTTACAAAAGTTCTTTTTTTATTTTAAAAAAATGTTGACTAGGTGCTTTGGCAGGTGCTATACTTATATCAGGTAAAAAGATAGGAGGTGCAAAGATGGAACAACCTGTTTTAACGCTTCAAAAGAATGCTGAAAAGACTACGAATAAAGTCAGAATTCCTCAATGGATTATTGATAAATGGGGCAATCGTTTCTATATGGAAATATATGCTGATTACATAAAATTAGTACCAATTAAAGAGAGGAGATAAAGCAAAATGGCTAAATATAATTTTGAAAATATACCAGAAGAATTAAAACAAAAGGGGCTGTTTTGTTTATGGACTTACTCAAAGGACAATACAAAAATACCAATTGATCCACACTCTCTTAAATATGGCGATAGTTCTGATAAAGCCAAGTTTGATAATTATGAATATGTGGTAAAGAAAACAAACGATAAATATGGTTTGGGAATTGGTGTTTTTAATAATATTTGTGCGATAGATATAGACCATGTTATTGATGAAAATGGTGTTATATCTGATAAAGCGCAGGAAATAATTGATACGGTGGATTCATATACTGAATTTTCTCCAAGTGGTAAAGGAATAAGAATATTATTTTACTGCGATGAAAATTTTAGTTATGATAAGGAAAAATATTATATAAAGCATGATGATTTAGAAGTATATGTTTGTGGCATGACAAAAAGATTTCTTACCATAACGGGCAATCACATAAAAGGCGAGTTTAAAAATGCTCAAAATAATCTCTTGGATATATTAAATAAATATATGAAAAGAAAAACAAAAGTTTTATTAAATAACAATTTTAATATTTCGCCAGCTTCATACGACAAAGATTATTTAAAAATTGGTTTGCAAAGCAATAAAGAATTGATTGATTTATGGAACGGAATACCAGAAGGCCATGGTGGCAGAGAAAGTGAAATAGATTTGGCTTTTTGTAATGTGCTTGCTTATTGGTGTAATAAAGATTACAATAAAATTTATAATGCGTTTATAAATTCTCCTTATGCACAAAGAAAAGATGAAGAACACAAAAGAAAATTGCAACGTGAAGATTATTTGCCTAATACAATAAAGAAAGCAATAGATGGTTTTCAAGGAATGACAGCTTATGAAAAAGATCAAAAATACCAATCAGAGAAAAACGAAATAATTTTACATCCAAAAGATATAATAGAAATTCCAGACTTTGAAAAAGATGATTATATCAAAGGTGATAAACCATTTGAATGGTTGTATCAATATAAAGATAATCAATTTTTAATGGCGCAGCTTCGTGAACAGATTAAAGAAAAGGCAGGTAAAGTTGGTGTTAAAAACTTTATCACCCTCTGGAACGCGTATTTACTATCTAAAAATTCTAATAAGATAATTAGCGAGAACTCAACAGATTTCACAGGCCAACCATTTTCATTTAACTGTGGTGATTATATTGCCAATGATATAGGTATAAAAACATTTGATAAGTATGGATTTGAAATAACTGTATGTAATCAACCGATTTTGCCAATAGAAAGAATGATTAATATAGACAATGGCGAAGAGCGTTTGCGTCTAACATTTAAAAAAGGAATTTATTGGAAGACAATTATTGTGCCAAAAGATATGCTGGCAAGTGCAAATAAAATTGTGGAGTTATCAAACCAGGGGTTGATGGTTACAAGTGAAAATGCTAAATATATTGTTAAATATATAAGTGAAATCGAACATTTGAATTATGACAAAATACCAGAGCAAAATTCTGTCAGTAGATTAGGATGGGTAGGTGAACACGGTTTTAGTCCTTATGTTGAGAATCTTACGTTTGATGGTGAGTTATCATTTAAACATTTATTTGAAAGTGTGAAACAACGCGGAAACTACGAAATATGGATTGAAGCAGTAAAGAAAATCAGGAAATATGGAAAAATTGCGAGAATTATGTTGTCTAGTAGTTTTTCATCGGTATTGCTCGAAATTTGTGGTGCATTGCCATTCTTTGTACACGTTTGGGGTGGAACTGAAGCAGGTAAATCCGTTGGATTAAGATTAGCTGCAAGCGTGTGGGCTAATTCAAGAATGGGCGAATATATTACAACATTCAATTCCACAAATGTTGCTTTAGAACTTCAAGCTGGTTTCTTAAATTCAATGCCATTCTGTATTGATGAATTGCAGATGCAAGCAAATGAAAAACAGGGCTTTGACAAGATTATATATCAATTAACAGAAGGTATAGGGAAATCAAGAGGCGCAAAGGCAGGCGGATTGCAAAAACTATCTACCTGGAAAAATTGCATAATCACAAATGGTGAGATGCCTATATCAAGTTCAAATAGCGGTGGTGGTGCAATTAATAGACTAATACAAATTGATTGTAAGGACGAGAAATTGTTTGAAGATCCTGTCGGCTTATGCAAGGTTTTAGATAATAATTTTGGCTTTGCGGGAAAAGAGTTTGTGGAAAAATTAAAAAATGAAGAAATTCAAGACTATGTCCGTGATTTGCAGCAACGATATTTTAAGAAACTTATTGATAAAGGAGCAACAGAGAAGCAATCGGCAAGCGCGAGCATTATATTAACGGCAGACAGTTTAATAAATCAGTGGATATTTCAAGATGATATATTACTCACAGTGGATGATTTATTGCCTTATCTATATACCAAAGACGATGTATCTGCTAATAAAAACGCTTATGAGTGGATTAAAGATATGGTTGTAAGTAATATAAATAAATTTATGCCAAACGACTTTGGCGATTTCACAAAAGAGTGCTGGGGTAAAATCGAAGATTATCCTGACGAAGGAATACAAAAAATATTTATCATTAAAGGAGTTTTTGATAAATTGATTAAGGAATCAGGTTATAATTCACAAAGTTTTTTATCTTGGGCAAAGTTAAAAGGCGTAATTGAGACTGATGAAAATAGAATTACAAAAAAGAAAAAAATTCAGTCAATTGCAACAAATTGTGTATGTATTTTATACAAAATTGACTAAATTTGGGAACTTGGGAACCGAGTGGGAACCGCCAAATGCCCGAAAACAGGGCGATTGCGGCGATGGTTCCCGGTTCCCACAAAAAATACACACTTTTATATTCTAGAGAGTATATAACTAAATTTATATAAAAATCATTATATACTCCTCACGCGTATAGGAATAAAAAAATCGTGGGAACTTGGGAACCTATCATTCAAAGCCCTATAAATAAGGCGTTTGCGAGTTCCCATAGTGTTGGGAACCGGCGAGAACCGTGTGTACCGTAGAAAGGAGGCAAAATGACTTTAAATAATTTTTTGATAGCGATATCATGTGTTAATTGGACTAAATTAACTTTTGGAGTTTATTGTGATTCCAGCGGAAGTGAATACGAGGTAAATAGTTATGAAGAATTAAAAGAAATATTAGGCGATGGTGAAGGATTCGACAAATATGAATTTTACATAAGAAAATTATATTAATATAGAGAGGAATTGAATATGCAAGAACAATTAAATAGTTTATTAGTAGAAATAGAAGATATAGCATTAAAGGAACAAATACCACAAATTGTGGAATTGGTAGAAGAAATAAGCAAACTACTTGGCGATGACTACGAAATATATAAATTAGGTTCATAACCCTCGCTAAACGCGCACTGTTGCCACGAAAACATAAAAGTAATATAAATATACTAGGAAACAATAAAACTCCGTAGAAACGATTTTAGAGGGCAATTAGAGATGGCGAGATAAAATGGAGGTAAAAATGGAATTAATAATAAAATATATTGAAGAAATTTTAGAAGATTCAACTTTAAATGAAGAAGATTACATTATTGCTTTATATAAAATTTTAAAAGATTTAAAGGAATATGATAATGATTAATTATACTGTAAAAAAAATACCTTGCAAATTAGCAAAAGAATATATTAAAAAAAATCATTATTCGCATGGCTGTCATAATGGACCAAGTCCATGTTATGGTTTATTTGATGGTGAAAATTTAATTGGTTGTTTAATGTTTGCAACTCCTTGTAGTGAAAATGTTAGAGCAAGTATTTTTGGTGAAGAATATAAAGATTGGGTTATCGAATTGCATAGACTTCATATATTGGATTGCACTCCTAAAAATACTGAAAGTTGGTTTATTAGTAGATGCTTAAAATTATTAAAACAAGATAAACCACAAATTAAAGCGGTTTTAAGTTTTAGTGATATGACAGAAGGACATAGCGGTGTTATTTATAAAGCGACAAACGCTTATAGACTGGGTTCTACTGGTAAAGCAAAGTTTTATAGGGATAAAGTTGGAAGATTAAGACACCCTAGACAAAGTGGAATTAATATAACAGAAGAAATGGCTAAAGAAAAAGGTTGGACTCCTGAAATTAGAGAAGCAAAAAATAGATATTTATATATATTAGCAAATAGTAAAGTTGAAAAGAAACATTTAATTAAAATGTGTAAATATGATTTAAAAGGTGAATCAAATGAATAACATAATTATTGTAGATACTAGGGAAAAAGGACACAAATCTATCTTAAAATACTTTGATGAACACAATATTGATTACATTACAAGCAAATTAGATTATGGTGATTATAAAATATTCAAAAACAATAGTGTGGTAATTGATAGAAAAGATAGTTTATTAGAATTAGCAGGAAACTTATGCCACACAAGTGAACACGAACGAATTAAAAGAGAAATACAACGCGCAAAAGAAGACGGATGCCAGGATTTTATATTCTTAATAGCTGAAAGCAAGATTAAATCAATCGAAGATATAAAAAACTGGTCTTCACCTCATACAAGGGTGACAGGCACGGTTTTATTAAAAGTTATGCAGACGATGAAACAGCGCTATGGTGTGAGATTTGTAATAGTGCCGAAGAAAGATATGGGGAAGAAAATTATTGACTTACTTACACAAAAATGATAAAATTAAATTGCTAGAGGACATTAGAAACATTTATACGATATATTGAGTCTGTTCTCTAGCGATAATTGGCTCGATGTATCATATAAGTGTTTCTTTTGTTTTATAGAAAATTGGAGGTAGGAATATGAAAAATGAATTAGCAGAATTATTTTATGATACTTATAAAAGAACAGTTGAAGATAATAAAGAAGATTTTATGAAAATTATAGGTGTTATTTCAAAGTTATGTACATACTTAATTATTAAAAATGTTTTAACTCAAGAAGAAGTATCTAAAATATTAGATTTAGATATAGACATAAATAAATTAGTTGATTTAGAAAATTAAATTATTTAATAGGAGGTAAAATTATGAGAATTTGGTCTAAGTCGTTGATTCGAGTATTACCAACGAAGCAACTCAAAGCAATGCGATACGAACTAGGAGATATGATAAAACAATATCCTAACATAAAGAATCCGTTAGTTAAGTTTGCGAACGACTACGACATTGCATATTTATATGATTATTTCCTTTGTGTGATTAGTGAAATGAGAATCAGAAGAATAAACATGAATGAAATCTATAACAAAAATATTCGTAGTATATTTGAAGAAAAAACAGAATTGAATAACTTTTATGATTTAAAATTTAAAGAAGACAATGAAGAATATTCAATTATATGTAGGTGGAACTTATATGAAAAACATTTGAGAAATATGATTACCGATGAAGAATGGCAAAAGATAGAATATTTTATAAACAGTGAAATAAAATAATGTTAAAAGTTAAAAGTATAAAAAAGGAAGGAGAATAGAATATGAAAATAAATAGTGAAAAATTATATGATTTTATAAATAATTTAGGAACAGATGAAAAAGTAAGGTTTAAAGTTTTCTACGATGATAATTATGTTACTGAAATATATTGGGACGGGGAAAATTTTAGATGGGAACCAGGTACATTTACAACAGGAGCATTATTTAATCCACTATATGATTTTGTTGAAGTAGAAGAAGAAAATAAAATACCTGAAAAATTAGAAAATATAAGTGAAATAAAATGTGTTGGTTGTAAAGTAGAAATAAATATTGCGGGGAATAAAACACTATTTGATACTGATACACCGATAGTTACTGAGCATTGTATTTTTAAAATTAACCAATTAATAAAAAATCAAAAGAAAATTATTGATTATCTTAAAAGTAAAGGAGAATAAGTATGAAAGTGGATATTTATAATACAAATAAAAAATATAAAATAATATATGCTGATCCACCTTGGAAATATAATGATAAAATGAAAATGAAAGGTGTTCATGGTGATATTAGAGGGGCTGAATCATTTTATAATACTATGAATCTTGAAGATATAAAGAAATTACCCATTAAAGACATAACTACTGAAAATGCTATATTATTTATGTGGGTAACAATGCCATTTTTAAAAGATTGTTTTGAGGTTATTGAATCTTGGGGATTTACTTATAAAACGTGTGGATTTTGTTGGATTAAAAAAACTAAAAATGGGAAAAATCATTTAGGCATGGGGCATTATACAAGAGGAAATGCAGAATTATGTTTAATTGGTATAAAAGGTAAAAAAATGCAATTTAATACAAGAAGTTTATCACAAATAGTTGAAAGTGAAATAAGAGAGCATAGTAGAAAACCAGATGAAGTTAGAAATAAAATTGTAGAATTATGTGGAGATATACCAAGAATAGAATTATTTGCTAGACAAACAACTGAAAATTGGGATTGTTGGGGAAACGAAGTTTAGAAAGCAAAGGTGAGTAATAATGAATGATGAAGAATTAGATATATTAATTGCTAATGCAGAATATGAGCCGCAACAATTAAAAGATTACATAACTAATTTACAAGAAGATAATACAATGTACGCACAATTAAAAGATGAATACGAAGAAGAAATAAAAGAATTACAAGAAGAAAATGAAGGCTATAAACAAGAACGAGAGAAACTTTTTGGAACTATACACGAGTTGCAAAAATCTTATGAGAAGTTAGAAAGGACGATAAAAAATGACAAAAAGTGATGAAAAAAAGATGGAACAGTTAAATAAAATGGGGATGCAATGGTATGTATTGAATTATGATTTCAATGGAAAAAAGATAGAATTGTTCAATATATTTGATAGTGCTAATTTTCTATATGGAATAACACAAGCATTAAAAAAAGACAATTACAAAGATTTTAAAGAAGAAATAAATAATTGGCTAATGTATTCTTTTTGGTCTAAGGCAGAATATGAAATAGTATGTGGTGATTTGTTTGTAGAACAACCTGAACATTTAGAGAAAATAGATATTTATTATCAAGTGAAAGAAAATGTAGATATATTAGCAAAGTACATATTAAGCAAATATAATAAACATTCGAAAAGGAAAATAAAATTTTTCGACGAGGATTAAAAATTATGACAGAAAAAGTATTATTAAATAGTGGGTATAAATTATTTGAAATGGAACACCAAAAAAATTGTGATAGATTTTATCAAAAAAAAATAGATGATAAAAGACATTTTAATATTTATTATTATGACACATTTAAAGAAAATGGAGCATTGGATTATAATTTTGAATATGAATTATATGAAGAAAGAGATAATTATGTAATAACAAAATACATATATGGTTTAGACAAAGATTGTTCATATACAATAGAAGAAATTGAGAATATCTTATTAGGTGGCAAAAATGAATAATGAAGAATTAAACAGAATTATAATGAAAGCAGAAGATGAATATGAATTATTAAAAGACAGAGTTCATGATTTACAAGAAGAAAATAAAATATTAAAAAAAGATAATAATTGTTTAAAATCAATAATAGAAAAAGCAGTTGAATATATAAAATATAACGATGATAACTTATATACATTTGAACCAGATTATGACTATGAAGAAAATATGGTTGATAATTATGAACCAAGTAATTTTAAAGAAAATTTATTAAATTTATTAAATGGTGATGAAGATGAATAGAGAAAGATTTGAAAAAATTAAAGAAAATGTATATACAAGATGTAGTATAGCAACGCATACAGGTATTGGTTTAACTCATTGTGATAAAGAAGAATTGGAACTTATAGACGAAATATCTCGTTTGAATAACATAATTGATGAGTTAGAAAAAGAAATTATAGAAACAAAAGAATGTTATGAAAAAACAGATGATTTTACAGACAGTGATAATATGGTCTATGCTTGTGAACTGCTTTTAGACAAATTAAATGAATTAAAATCTAATCATTAATTTTGCATTTCCACACAGTTGTGTTATAATTATGTTGTGATACAAGAGTATCACTACCCCTTTACTGCTTGAATAGGATAGTCAAACCGCCTTCCTATTCTTTTTTTTTGCGTTTTTTCATTTTATGTGATATATTTATATTATAAAAAGAGGGTATGCACATGAAATTGTTGATTTTTATTTTATCTGTTTTATTCATAGGCACAATTTGTTTTTTGTGCCTTTTTTTATGCTTTTTGAATTATTTTATACATGATATCATTGGAGATGAAGAAAATGAAGACGGGGATTGATTATTCTGTTTGTCGTCTAATTGACGAGCAGATGTGGTTTATTACTTACGATGACTTTATCGGACGCAGATTAGGAATCAAACGACTGTTCCAGCAGATGTCACTTGATGCCAAGACATTCTATCAGTGGTATGTGTATAGTAATATTCACATGAGTGAATACTTTAAAAACGCCATCTGGGATTATCTTAATTTCGATGACACCGAATACGAATTTGAATTAACAAGATTAAATCAGTCATATAAAGTAAAATAGGAGGATTTATGGAAGAATTAATTGAAAAGCTAGCAAAATACTTGCAGTTAAAAAAAGAGCCACGCGTAGATGACATATTAAAAGAATTAAATATAAAAGAATATGAATTGTGTGGATTAATAGAAATGATGAAAAAATATGGCTATCTATACGAAATTATAGGCGAAAAAGTGGTCAAATTAGCGCAAAAAAAACGCAGCGAAGTTTATGAAGTCCCAAGCAAGTTGGAACACCTAAAACTCTTGCTAATAAGCGACACACACCTTGCGAGCAAGTATGATCGCCTCGACATTTTGCGCTATTTATACGCAAAGGCAAATGAAAAAAGTGTGGATTATGTCTTGCACAGTGGTGACTTGACTGAAGGTGTAAGTGGCAGACCACAGCAACAATACGAGTTGCGCGAGTTATCATACACAGGGCAGCGCGACTACGTCATCGACAAGTACCCAAAAAGCGATATTCCAACGTATTTCATCAGTGGCAATCACGATGCGTGGTGGATTCAACGATGCGGTGCAGACATTTGCAAGGACATTGCTAATCATCGCCCAGACTTGCACTACCTAGGAAGCGACTGCGAGGACTTAAAAATCGGCAAGCTAAAAATCCGTTTGTACCATGGCAAAGGTGGAGGGGCATACGCGAAGTCCTATAAGTTGCAGAAATACCTCGACAGCATCCCAGCCGAAGAACTACCTCATATCTTGCAAACAGGACACACACACCAGGCGTTTTATATGAAACAGGGCAAAACGCATTGTTTCCAAACTTCGTGTCTCCAGGACTTGACACCGTTTGAACGCTCGATGGGTTTCAACAACGACAAGTCATGTTGGTGGGTTGATGTGGATATGGACGACAGGGGAAATCCTGTCAAAATCAAGCAGGAATTAGAAACGTTTTCAACAAAAACCAAGCGATAGTTTGGTTTATTTGCGTTTTTATGTTATAATTTACTTAATTACAAGGAAAGTAGGCGATTGTATGCCAGTACGCAAGGTCAAAGGCGGATACAAGTGGGGTAAGACAGGCAAAGTGTACAAATCTCGTGCAAAAGCCGTCAAACAAGGGCAAGCAATCACAATATACAAGAAGAAAAGAAAAGGCAGGTAAGAGTATGCAGGAAACTAAAATTGGAAACACTAATGCTTTAAAATATAAATCGGTAGAAGAACTTAAAAAAGGAATTAATAAATATTTTGAAGATTGTGATAAAGATAATAAACCCTATACAATGAGTGGTCTTGCATATTCACTTGGCATTGATAGGGTAACGCTTATTAACTATGAAAAAAGGGATTCGTTTTTTACTCTAATAAAAGGTGCTAAAGATAGAGTGCAAGCGCAACTTGAAGAAAATGCACTTATGGGAAAAGCAAACGCCACTTTTACAATATTCAATTTAAAAAATAATTATGGTTGGTCAGACAAAACTGAACAAGAAGTTATTAATACTCACCGATACAACATAATAAACGATTTACCAAAAGGTGAAGATGATGAGTGAAGACATCAATTTAAAAAATATAATTGCTCCACACTTTTGGAATATTTTTAATAATTTGAAAGTTCACAATGTGATTTATGGTGGTCGTGGTTCAACTAAAACTTCAATGATTGCATTAAATATTGTTTTTAGTTGTATAACTGATGATAATTGTGCGTGTGTTATATTGAGACGTTATCAAAACTTATTAAGAAACAGCGTTTACAAAGAAATAAAAAGGGCTTGCAAAAGATTAGGACTAATTGAAAAGGTTGACTATAAAGCAAACGTGTCACCAATGCAAATAACGTTTAATAATGGAAACACAATATATTTTGCTGGTGGAGATGATTATGAAGCCGTTAAAGGAACAATAGACGAGAAAAGCCCTATAAAAAAAGTTTGGTTTGAAGAACTCACTGGCTGGGATGATCCTGATGAGATAGACCAAATAATTGCAACTTTTACAAGAGGAAACAATGATTATTTTAATGCGTTTTATTCTTATAACCCCCCAAAAAACAAATATAATTGGGTAAATTTGTGGAAAGAAAGCAAAGAAAAGCGCGACGACTATTTATTTAGTGAAAGTGATTATCGAACAGTACCGAAGGAATGGCTTGGTTCGATATTTATAGATGAAGCCGAGCGCTTGAAACAATACGACGAGAAACGCTACCGTTGGATATACCTGGGTGAAGTAATCGGTATTGAAGGATTAATATACAACCCTGACTTGCTAATAATAGAACCCGAGGATTACATTGAAAAGAACAAACTGCGAATATTGTATGTGGACTTTTCAATCGACTGTGGGCATCAAACGTCAGCAACGTCTTGCGGTGCTTATGGCTATGCAACGGATGGCCGATGGTATCGCTTGGACACTTACTATTATTCACCACACGAAAAATCATATAAAAAAGCACCGAGCGAGTTGGCACAGGACTTATTCAATTTCAGGACGTACATTTGCAAAAAGTATCAAACTATTGTGGACACAGAAACAATAGATTCCGCCGAGGGTGCGTTGCGAAACCAATACTTCGCGATGTTCGGCATTAAGTTAGATCCGGTCAACAAAGGCAAGACGAAAGAGGAACTTATCGAATACTCGCAGGATTTGTTAGATACGGGGAAGTATGTTATACTTAACACGATGAATAATTGGATACACATAAAAGAATTAAAGAATTATATGTGGAAGAAAGATAGCGTGGAAAAGGGTAAACCTGAGCCGGACAAAGAAGAAAAGGAACTCACAGGCGAGACGTATTACAACACGCACACAAACGACTATTCATATTACTACGCCGAGCATAGTTGTGATGACTTCCAATATTGGGTAAAGAATAACTTGCAGAAGCTGGGGTTAGAATTTTAAGGAGGAGATTAGATGACATTATATGAAGATTTAAAAGAACAGTTACATCAAAAGGGCATAGATATAATAAACGAAGACTACTACGAATACATTGACGAATGGAAAAGCTGGTTTCAAGGCAACGTTGCCGACTTCCATTTTTACAACATCAAAATAGCGGACGGCACAGAAGTTCAATGCGAAAAGAAAACGATGAACATGGCGAAGAAAGCGTCCAACGACATGATGAAGTTATTGTGGAGCAACAAATGCGACATAAAACTTGCGAGCGACGAGAAAACAAAAAAATTGTGGAGCGTGCTAGACAGCAAGCAAAACAACTTCACAATTATGTTTCCGCAGATGATAGAGTTAGCGTGTGGGCTTGGAACAACGGCGATGACCGAATACAAGGATGGTCTTGGCAGAACGAGAATTGAGTACATCAATGATCCGTCAGTAATAGTTCCATACGCATACGATAATTTCAACATAACCGGATTCATAGTGTTCGACCAGTGGCAAGAAGTTGAGGGCAAGAAAGCCGTGTATTACACGCACTTGACCTACCACGAGTTCAAGGCAGAACGCGACAAGAACACCAATGAATTGCGTCAGGTTTACAGGAAGTACAATGAGTTATACAAGTCGAAAGACAAATCACAACTTGGCAAGGAAATAGACTTTGCATTGAAGTTCCCTGATGTGGAACAGTTAGTTGAAGAATACACTGATACACCACACTTTCAAATTATTAAACCTGCGCTTGCTAACAACCTTGACATCAACTCGCCGATGGGAATAAGCATATTTGCGAACTCAATCGACAAGTTGAAAGCCATTGATAACAAATACGATAGTTTCGATATGGAGTTCATTGATGGCAAACGAAGAATACTTGTGGACAAGACAGCGTTGAAAAGCGCGCCACAGGTTGACGAGGATGGCAACATATCACAGCAACTATACTTCGACAGAAACGACCGCACATACGTTGCGATGAACGGAATGAAAGACCAACCGGTCAAGGATATCAGTTTCGACTTGCGATACAAGGAACACATCGATTCAATCAATGCCGAGCTTAATTGGTATTCGAGCGATCTAGGATTTGGTGAAGACTGGTACAGATTTGACGGTTCAGGCAGAGCGACTGCAACCGAGATTATTTCACAAAACGATGATGCCTTCAGGACAAAGCAAACATTCGAGACAGTTATTCGCGATGTTATCATTGATTTGGTAAAAGCAATATGCTATCTCGAGGGCATTGAGTTGAGTGAAAACGAAATTGAGATCACAATGGATTACAGCAGGTTTGAAAACCAGACAGCTACACAACAAAGATTAGAACGCGAGGTCAACATGGGAATTACAAGCAGAGTAGAGTATCGTGAGAAAGTCTACGGCGAAGAAGAAGAAGTCGCAAAGCAGAAGATAGCAGAAATAAAAAACGAAAGTCCAACGATAAAAGACTTATTAGGAACGGAGGAATAAGATGGAAAAAATAGAAATTAAGGTTACTAAAACAAACATATCATTGACAAACGGATATGTTCTAAACCAGGGCGAATATCAGGTCGACAAGTGCAAGTTTACTTTCACAGATGATTACGATGGTTTGATAAAGAAAGCAGTATTTGTTGACGGCGACACAAACATCGACATGGTTATATTAAACGACGAGTGCGACATACCATATGAAATCTTGCAAACTAGCAATGAATTTGTGTTAAAAGTTTATGGCTACGAAGTTGACAACGAGGAGCTAAAGCTTCGTTATAGTCCAACGGCATTAAAGATGTTCTTGCGCGAGGGCAGTTATGTTGGCAGCAATGAGGTTATCACACCAACACAATTTGAGCAATACGAGCAGGCATTGCACGATGGCCTTGAGGAAGTTGCAAATGTTGATATTGATGCGGTAAAAGAAGGCAACACTGCAACAGTAACAATAACAAACAGAGATGGTGTGGAAAAATCAGTACAAATATTTGACGGCGAGCAAGGAGAGCAAGGCGTTCCTGGCCCAGCAGGCCAAGACGGCAAGGACGGAGCAGACGCAAAAATCAACGGTGTAAACACATTGACACTTGCAGCTGGAGAAAACATAACATTGAATCAAAGCGGCGACACACTTACAATCAGTTCCCAGGGAGGTAGCGGTGCAGTTACTTCTGTCAATGGGCAGACAGGCGATGTTACAATAGATGTTCCGGATGTATCAAACTTTATCACAAAAGATGTGAACAACCTAACTTATTACACATTAGCAACAAATACAGGCGCTACAATAGAGTTAAGTATAAATAGTTCAACTTATGTAATGACAATGAACCTAAAAAATAGTGCAGGTACTACAATTAGTACAGGAACAGTTGATTTACCATTAGAAAGTGTCGTAGTAAATGGTTCTTATGATAGTACAAATAAAAAGATAATTTTAACATTACAAAGTGGTTCTACAATAAATATACCAGTAGGTGATTTAGTTAGTGGTTTGCAAAGCGAGATAACAAGTAGCAATAAATTAAGTGCTGATTTAATTGATGATACAAGTACGACAAACAAATTAACAAATGCAACTGAAAAAACTGCTTGGAGTGCAAAATATGATTTGCCTAGTGGTGGAATACCTAGTACAGACTTATCTAGTGCAGTACAGACAAGTCTAGGTAAAGCCGATACAGCATTACAAAGTGAAACATACACAGGTACTATCACAAGTGTTAAAATGAATGGTACTACCATAGCAAGTAGTGGTGAAGCAGATTTAGGAACAGTTATAACCCAACACCAAGATATTAGTGGTAAGTTAGATACAAGTAAAGTTAAAAATTCAACTTCAACAACGAGTGGCGATGTATATGATGTCACTTATATAAATACAACAATAGGGAATATAGAAACCCTATTGAGTGCAATATAGGAGGTTTTAAATGAGTATAGCAAGTGAAATTACGAGATTACAAAATGCAAAAGCAAGTTTAAAAAGTTCAATAAACGCAAAAACCGACGCACAACACCAAATAGCAAGTGAAACTATTGATGATTATGCTGATTTTGTAGACAGTATAACAACGGGTGGTGGTGGAGGAGAACCAGAAGAAAAAGACGTAAACTTCTACGATTATGACGGAACTAGGTTGTATTCTTATACAGCACAAGCGTTTCAAGCATTGTCTGCTATGCCTGAAAATCCTACTCATGAGGGTTTAACAGCACAAGGTTGGAACTGGACTTTGAGCGACGCAAAAACTTATGTGACAAATCATGGAATGTTAGATATAGGACAAATGTATATAACAGATGATAACGCAACAAGAATTTATATTAAATTATACGAAGGTAGATTATCACCAACTTTGAAATTTGCACTAAATGGTACTACAATTATTGATTGGGGTGATAATACCACCAGTTCTGTGACAGGTATAAGTTCTGTCACTCTAATTTCAACACAACATACTTATGCTAATGCTGGTGATTATGTAATATCTATTGCTGGTACTACAGAAATTTCTGTTGGTGGCACTAGTAGTAGTGATACGCTAATCGGTTCAAATAGAGCATATCAAAACTCTGTGCAAAAAGTTGAGTTAGGAAATGTCGGTTGGATAAAAAATTATGCTTTTAAAAATTTTTCTTCAATGATTAGTATTACAATCCCAAGTACAAGCATTGGCATACAATCAATATCTACAGAGGCTTTTAGTAATTGTATGTCTTTAAAAAATATAGTGATACAAAATGGCACACAATCTATTGGTGATTATGCGTTTATGGATTGTTCTTTATTAAAAAGAATAATAATGCCAAAAGGTATAAATAGCATACAAATGGGTGCTTATCAGGGTACTAAAATTTCATCTATAATAATACCAAACGATAATGCGTCTATGGGGAGTTATATATTTAATGGTTGCTATGTATTAAAAAATGTAATATTGCCAAATAGTATGACAAGTGTAGGTATGAGTTTATTTAGTAGTAATTCTTCATTAAGTACTGTGGTAATACCAAGTGGTGTAACAAGTATTGGGGACTCTGCATTTTCTAGTTGTTATGCTTTGGTTAGTTTAAAAATACCTAGTGGTGTTACAAGTATTGGTAGTAATGCTTTTAGATATTGTCAATCATTAGCATATTTAGATTTTAGTGAGCATACTTCAGTTCCTACATTGGGAAATTCAAATGTATTTAATAGTGTTTCAAGTGATTGCAAAATTATAGTTCCAGATAATTTATATAATGATTGGGTAGCAACAAATTATTGGAGCAATATTTCTAGTCATATAATAAGCAAAAGTGATTGGGATGCTTTACAAGCATAAAAAAATGAGGTGATTGCCTATGGCAAAGCAAATTAGCGAAGAACAAATTAATTTGTTAGTTGAAAGACTGGTTGAACGTACGAATCGCGCAAACGAGATATTTTTAAAGAACATAGGCAACTCCCTCAAAAAAATTGGTGAGTTGACACCAACGCAGGCATATCAACTTGTGCAAATCCTAAAATACGGTGGTAACTATGATGACATCGTCCGCAAGATAGCCAAGTACATGAATATGAATATCGCTGATGTGGATAAAATATTCGTTGAATACGCCAAAGGAGACACACTGTTCTATGAAAAGTTCTACCAGTATAGAGATATACCATTCGCACCTTTTGAGGCAAATACAGCCCTTAAAACACAAACTATGGCACTTGCAAATATAACCAAAGGTGCAATGTACAACTTCACACGCAGTAATGCCATCGGTTATACAATAAATGGTGAATTCTTTAGTTTGAGGTCTACTTATGAAAAATTGCTTGATACTGCATTGTTAAATGTGGGGCAGGGCAAAGAAACCTTTGACCAGGCACTGAGTGGTATATTAAAAGACATCGGCGGCAGTGGTTTAAAGTATGTGGACTATGAAAGCGGCCGACAGGTTCGTTTGGATTCTGCCACCAGGATGTATCTTAAGGACGGATTAAGAAACTTACACAATGAAAATCAGAAGTTATTTGGTGAAGAATTTGGTGCAGATATGGTAGAAATAAGCACTCACTTGCATCCTGCGCCTGACCATTTAATGCAAGGCCATCAATTTTCGATTGAAGAATTTGATAAATTACAGAACGGCGAAGACGCAAAAGATTTAAAAGGTAATATATATACATTAGACCATGATGGTAATGGAAGTTATAGGCCGATAAGCACTTTAAACTGTTATCATACGGTTTTTTATGGTATTGCTGGTGTTAGCAAACCAGAATATACAGATGAACAATTGCAAAATATAATAGATGAAAACGAAAAAGGATTTGAATTTGAAGGTAAGCACTATTCTATGTATGAAGGTGAGCAATTGCTTCGTAAAGTAGAATTAGAATTAAGAAAATCTAAAGACACTCAAATACTAGCTCGTTCTACCGATAATGTAGAGTTGGTTGGAGAAATGCAACGCAGGATAACTCAATTAACAAACAAATATAGAGATATATTAAAAGTAAGTGGTTTAAGTAGTAAATTAGAAAGAGCTAAAGTTGCCGGTTATCGACGTGTAAATATTGATAAATTAAAACAATTATGAGATAATTATACATAGAGGAAGTACCCGAATTACTTCCTCTAACGCTTATTCGGGAGGTGTTATATATAATAGAAGAAGTGTGGAAAGACATAAAAGATTATGAAGGATTATATCAAGTATCTAATTTGGGTAGAGTAAAATCTTTGAAAAGAAAAGTATATGCTGGCAGAGGCAGAATGAGATGGCAATGCGAAAAAATATTGTCGAATAATAAAACAAATGGGAATGGATATAAAATAGTTTCATTAAGTAAAGATAATAAAGGGCAAAATAAATATATTCATAGATTAGTAGCAGAAGCATTTATATTAAATCCTAATAACTATAAATACATCAATCACAAAGATGAAAACAAAGGCAATAATTACGTTGATAATTTAGAATTTTGTACTGCTCAATATAATATTAGATATAATGATTTAAACATAAGAAACAGCAAAAAAATGATAAATAATCCCAAAATAAGCAAAAAAATATATCAATTGGATGACAATGATAATATTATTAGAATTTTCCCTTCGATATCGGAAGCAAGTAGACAATTAAATGTATCTAATCAAGCGATTAGCGATTGTTTGAGGGGAAAGCAAAAACATTCGGCTGGTTATAAATGGAAATATGCAGATAATGAGTTGCCAAAAGCAAATTGAAATGATATAATTATATTGACTTTTAGAAGTACGAATTTTATTAGTCATTCTGCTACCTTAATGGTAGCATTAGAGTAGATATAATCGGTACATTGATAATTTCACGAACTGCAGATTAGTGAATAATGCTTTAAGTAAAGAAGTTTAAGTACAAAACTTCTAGTGTGGGAAACGATTTAAAGCCAAAGGAAACGATTGTCAAGGGTATCCTTGCACCAATGTCTATATCTATTCTAATGGTGCTATTAAGCATCACATATTGACAATTTGCCAGTATGTTTTTTTTGTGGTATAATTTTCTTGGTAAGAGTATATGAAAGGGACGGCAAATGCAAATAGTAGTAGCAATAATCAGCGGATTGTGTGTCGCAATTCCTAGTGTGATCGCCACGATTTCTAGCAATAAAAGAAACAATGACCTAGTTTTATATAGAATAAATGAGTTGGATCAAAAAGTTCATGAGCATAACAACTTAATAGATCGTATGTATCGGGTAGAAAGTCGCGTAACATTACTAGAAGATAACATAAGAGATGTGGGCAAATAATTATTTGCTTTTTTTTGCGATTTATATTATAATCTTCCACCAAAAGGGGGATTATATGAAAAAGGGGTTATGTTTTATAGAAAACGAGCATTTATTTAACTTTATTTTAACCACAATGTATTTTAATGAAGCCAAAAGAGAAAAAGAAATTTTTGAATTATGGCGAAAAGGTTATAATAATTGTGATATTGCAAAACAAGTTGGTTATACCGAAGGAACAATCAGAAATAGAAAAAAAGATTTAAGAGAAAGATGTGATTCGTTGCTAAAAGCACAATATTAAAATTTAAGTGCTTTTTACGAATATTTACGAATTATTCCGAGTTTTACGATTTTTTGCACAAACTTTGCACTCATATCCACAAAAAATGTATTATTATACGCTCCAAGTGAGGGGATTATAGTGATAGAAAAGCTAAAAATCAAGGCAATATATGATGATTTTGTGAAGAATGTATCATTAACGGACGAACAGGTTAAAATCCTGGATATGTTATTACAAAGAGAAACAATAGTTAAGATAAGTATGGAAATTGGTGCAAGTCCACGCACAATTAACTATGAAATCAAGAAATTAAAGAAATTATATGATGAATACTCTGAATTGCAGTTTTATAAAACGCTGATGTTATTATAATTGCGCTTTTTTTGCCTTTTTGGGCATTTTTTTTGTGTGATAATTAAGATGCGAAAGGAGAAATGCACTAGATCGTAGTAAAACACATCTATTGTACTTTCTCTTTTTGCTTATTTAAAAGGAGATGAAATAAAATGTATAATAATCCTTATATTAATCCATATAACCAGCAAGCAAATATTGATAGGTTAAACGAACAAATAAACAACTTAGAAAAAATGAAAGCACAAATGCAACAACCACCACAACAACCTACTAATTTAACACAAAACTTTCAATTAGCACCAACTAGTAGAGATGTAATAAGATATGCAAGTTCATTAGAAGAAGTACAAAGAGATATGGTAATTGGCGATACACCTTATTTTAGTAAAGATATGTCAGTTGTATGGATTAAAAACTTAAAAGGTGAAATTAAAACATATGAACTTACTGAAATTGTGCCAAAAGATGAAAAAGATTTGCAAATAGAATTATTACAGACACAAATAAATGAGTTAAGAAAGGAAATGAGAAACAATGAACGGATTTCTACAAATGCTAATGCAGAACAAATTACAACAGATACCACAGAACATAATGAACCAAATGGAACAACAATTAAAAAGAACAAATCCACAAGCGTTCAAAAAATACCAAGAAGCGAGGAAGAATAATAACCCTAACGATTTATTAAATGAAACTGTAAGTAGTTTTAATCCACAACAGAAACAACAATGGGAAAATATGATGAAAATGTTTAACAGTGGTATTAACACCGAAAAATAAGGTGTTGATATAAAAATAAATAGAAAGGAGGGTAAATTTATGAATGGAAATTCTGGAATTGTTCCAACTGTAGATTTGGCTACTAATAATAATGCTGGATTTGCTTATCCTATGATGCCTTTTATGGGTGGTTATGGTAATAGTGGATTTGGTTGTGGTAGTGATTGGATTTGGGTAATTTTATTGCTTGCTTTATTCGGTGGCAATTGGGGCGGAAACGGTAATAACGGTTTCTTTGGTGGTCGTGGTTTTGACGATGGCTATGCTTGGTTGTCTAATGGCCAGAAAGAAATTATGGCAAATACTAATAATGGTTTTGATACCCTACATTTATCTAACCAATTAGAAGGAACTAGGGATGGTATTGCATCATTGTCTAATCAATTATGTAATTCAACTGCTAGTATAAACAATGGTGTTTCAAATGGTTTCTATAATGCAGAAATATCCGCTAATAATCGTGCAATAAATCAAATGCAAGACACTTGGGCTTTAAGCAGACAATTTGCTGATTGTTGCTGTGAAAATCGCCTAGGATTAGCAAATTTAACTAGCACAGTAATTAGTGAGAATTGCGCCGACCGCGAAGCATTAAGCAATGGAATTAGAGATATAATTTCTAATCAAACTGCAAGTACGCAACGCATTTTAGACCAATTATGCCAAGACAAGATTGATGCTAAAAATGAAAAGATAGCCGACCTTCAAAGAGAAATCTTAATGAAAGACTTACAAGCAAGTCAAGTGGCACAAACTGCTACATTAAGAGAAAACAATGCAGTAGTAGCAAATCAATTAGTAAGTGAACTTCGTTCTTGTCCTATTCCAGCACAACCGGTTTATGGAAACACCCCTATATTTACATGTAACGGAAACTCTGGATGTGGATGTGGAAACTTCACTACAAGTCAATTTATTTAATAGCATAGAGTAGAATACTACATACTCGATTACGAGAACTTGCTAACGAAATTCCCTATAAAGGGAAAATGATAGAGAATAGGCAAGTCTTATTCTCTTTTTATAAACCAAAATATACATTAAATTTGGTTTTAGTGTGATTATAAACTAAAAAATGCACAATATTTTGTCTATAAATGTGAAAAAAAACACAAAAATGCACAATATTTTAGAAAAATAGTGCAAAATCGAAGGGAGAAATATATATATATGATAGAAACAATAATAAATGAACCATTAGTATTGCCAAGCAACGCAAGCCCTATAACTTTTGACGAAACTGATATAAGGACTAGATGTGCCACTTGTAATTGCAATGGGTGGTTAGATTATTCAAATGGGAATCCTAATTTTAAAATATTTGGAAATGGTTATACTGGCTATTATGATGTGGAGTTTAGTGCTTCTGTAAGTACGGCAACACCGGGCGTCGTTGCCATCGGACTTTTTCAGGATGGCGTTCTTATTCCAGACACGGTTAGAGCCGTAACGATTGCGGCTGCTGATGATTATGAAACTATTTCATTTGATAAAAAATTAAGAGTATGCCCTCGGGGAACAACTAATATATCTGTTCAAAGCGTTCCAAGTGTTCCAACGCCAACAGACCCTACAACACCAATAGCAACTACACAAGCAATTATCACTAATGCGACATTTAGCATAAGTAGAATTTGATGGATGATAGAAATATTAACATTGCTTCATTGATATTACAATTATTAAGTTTAGATTTAATATCAAAAGACTTTAACAACAGTGATTTAATGAAAGAATTGCAACATCAAGATGCAAATTATTTTGAAAGAATAATTAAAAATCAAGAAGAAATATTAACTCTTTTAAGAAAGGAGGAAAAATAATGGATGAAAAATTATTAGAAAAAGTCAATGAAAAAATTAAAGAAGTAGTTGACCAAGATATAAATGCTAACAATTTAGAATATCTATATAAATTAAGAAAAATAAAACATTATATAAAGGAGGATGAAAATATGTACGGAAATTATGGAAACTATGGTAATTATGGCGCGAGAAGACCTGGATATGATAGTTATGGGCGTGGAAGTTATGGAGAATATGGAAACTATGGTGAAAATTATGGAAGACGCGGATATGATACTAAATATCGTGGGTATGACCATGTAGATAGAATTGGAAATGAATATGGTAGATACATGGAAAGCCGTGAAAGATATGGAGCAAGTCCAGAAACAGACAAATCGTTTGAATACATGATTAAATCATTAGAGGATTTTGTTAAGTATCTACACGAAGAAGCAGAAACACCTCAACAACATCAAATGCTTAATGAAACTTTACAAAGAAGTATGAGATAATATGTATAAATATTATAACGCTAATGCCTTAAATAAATATGAGGACGACTGTGTTATTCGCAGCATAAGTTGTGCCACAGGTAAATCGTGGGATTATGTTTATGATTATTTAAGTGATATAGCACAATATGAAGGTACATTGCTAGATAAAAGGGAATTTGTAAGAAACTATTTAGATAGAACCTATCAAAGGTTAAATGGATTACACGGAAGCGTGGGATATGTTTCTTCACTATTCCCTAATAATACTTTACTAATTACAATGCGCGGACATATAGTGTGTTCTAAAAATGGTGTAATATATGATACATTTGATTGTAGAGATAGAGAAGCAGAGAATGTTTGGCTTGTTAGTTAAAATAATGTTATAATCAAGAGGGGTTTCCCCTCAATTATTGCTTCATGGTGAAATGGTAACACATACGACTTTGACTCGTACATTTCTAGGTTCGAATCCTAGTGAAGCAACCAATGTGTCCGTACTCAAGAGGATAGAGAGTGGTCTGCAACACCATAAACGCGCGTTCAAATCGCACCGGACACTCCAAGACATTAAAGGACAAATTGTTCTTTTTTATTTGATATGCTATAATATTATTAGGTGATAAAATGATACCGAAGAAGATACATTATGTATGGCTTGGCAAAGGTGAAAAGAGCGAACTTATAAAAAAATGTATGAATACTTGGGAAAAGTTAGGATATGAAATATTTGAGTGGAATGAAGATAATTTCAATACAAATTATAACAAGTTCACACAACAAAGTTATGAAGCGAAAAAATATGCTTTTACTAGCGATGTGATTAGATTGTATGCACTTTATACAGAAGGTGGCATATACATGGATACTGATGTATCAGTTCATAAAAACTTAGATGAATTTTTAAATGAACCTGCATTTAGTGGATTTGAATGCGATAACTATCCTGTGTGTGCTACGATGGGCGCGGCAAAAGGTAATCCTATTATAAAAGAAATGTTAGATTATTATGATAATAAAGATTTTGAAGAAATAACAAACACAAGAATAATGTCTGATATTTTAGAAAAGCACGGAATAGACAGAAAGAAAAATGAAATACAAAGAATAAATAATTTCACTATATATCCGCAAGAATATTTTAATGATATAAATGGTTATACTATACACCACATGGAAGGATCGTGGTTGAGATGAAACTTACTGTTATTGTGCCAGTTTATAATCAGGAGGAATTAGTTATTAGAGCATTAGATAGCATTCCTGTTAGAGATGATATAGAAATATTAATAGTCGATGATTGTTCTACGGATAATACATTGCAAAATTGTCAAGAATGGATAGAAAAACATAAAGAACAAAACGCAAGAATAATACATTTAGAAACAAACGAAGGACTCGGGAATGCCAAAAATATTGGTTATGATAATGCCAAAGGTATTTATATAAATCAATTAGATAGCGATGACTACTTATACACGGAAGAATATAATAAAATTGTGGATATGCTAGATGGGACTGACATTGTTTATATGAATTTGAAAAAAAACGATGGCAATGTATTCGAATTGACACCAGAAAGTCAAAGATGTCTATGTTCTGGATGTGCTAGATTTATAAAAAAAGAATTTTTAGGCGATACGAGATGCCCTAAAATAAGAGCTGCTGAAGACTGGCACTTGAATGAGGCATTGCAA